ATAAATACAATTAGACCCAAGAAAAGATTTGCACCGTGGTTGAAAGCAAATAAGATCAAGGATCTGGAGTATGTGAAAGAGTATTATGGTTATAATGATGAAAAGGCCAAGTCTGCTCTTGAACTACTATCTGATGAACAAATTACTACTATCAAAGATAGTTTGAATAAAGGTGGAAGAAAATGATTGATAACATGCTAGAAGTTGCAATAAAAGAACCTGATGATTTTCTAAAGGTTCGTGAAACACTATCCCGTATTGGTGTTGCATCAAGAAAAGAAAAGAAATTATTTCAATCGTGTCATATTTTACACAAACAAGGCAAATATTATATTGTTCACTTCAAAGAACTTTTTGCACTAGATGGTAAAGACACCAATATCAGTGAGAATGACATTTCTCGTAGAAATGCAATTGCTGGATTATTGCAAGATTGGGATTTGGTAACAATTCATGGAAACTCTGAGCCCAAAGCACCTCTTTCTCAAATCAAGATTATTGGTTTCAAAGAGAAAGACGATTGGATTTTAGAGACTAAATACAACATAGGAAAGAAAAGACAAGAATAAAAAACTTGACATTTCAAAATTATTTGATTATAATAACCTTTTACACTAAAAGGTATTTGCTATGAATTTCTACACCCACGTTGCACAATGGGGCAACAACATTTTTGTTAGAGGTGTTCGTGACGGTGAGCGATTTAATACTAAAATTAAATACAAACCTACCTTATATGTTCCATCCAAAAAACCTTCCAAGTTTACAACTCTGGAAGGTTCTCCTGTTTCTCCCATTCGGTTTGAAACCATAAAAGAAGCAAAAGAGTTTGTTGCTCAGTATGAGAATCAACCAAATCTAGTCTACGGACTCAATCAATTCATCTACACTTATATTGCTGAAAACTATCAGGACATTCGTTTTGACCGTTCTCTGATGCAAGTCTACACTCTTGACATAGAAGTCCAGTGTGAGAATGGTTTTCCTAATCAAGACCTTGCAGTAGAAGAAATGCTTTCCATCACAGTCAAGAGATATGGCTATGATGACATTATTGTTTGGGGTATTGGAGAATATTCAACCAATAATGAATTTGTTCAGTATCATCAGTGTGAAAATGAAATTGAATTGCTGACTAGTTTTCTTGATTGGTGGTCTATTGTTCAACCAGATGCAATCACTGGTTGGAATACAGAATTCTTTGATGTTCCATATATCTGTAATCGTATCAAGCGTGTTCTTGGTGATAAACAGTTGAAGAGATTATCAACTTGGAATATTGTTAATGAACGAAAGATTAATGGTAAGTTTGGTAAGACAACCACTATTTTTGAAATCATGGGTGTTTCAAATCTTGATTATCAACAACTTTATCAGAAGTTCACTTATTCCAATCAAGAGTCATACAAGTTAGACCATATTGCTTTTGTAGAACTTGGTGAACGTAAAGATGAAAATCCTTACGAAACATTCCGAGAATGGTACACCAAAGATTATCAGTCTTTCATTGATTACAACATTCAAGATGTTCTTCTGGTAGAACGTCTTGATGCCAAGATGAAATTGATGGACTTGTTGATGACTATGGCTTATGAAGCAAAAGTCAATTTTGCTGATGCCTTTACATCTGTTCGGTACTGGGATATTCTAATCTACAATTTTCTTAGAACAAAGAATATCGTTATTCCGCAAAAAGATTCATCAACAAAAACAGGTAAGTTCTCTGGTGCATATGTGAAAGACCCTGCTGTTGGTCAACACAAATGGGTTCTTTCTTTTGACTTGAATTCTCTATATCCACATCTGATTATTCAATACAATATTTCTCCAGAAACTATTGTTGATGATGGTGTGAATTTTGGTGATACAAAAATTGGTCAGTTTGTTTCACAAGAATTTAATACTGAATTCTTGAAAGACAAAGGACTAACAATGACACCAAATGGTTCAAAGTTCAAGATTGACAAACAAGGTTTTCTTCCTGCCATGATGCAGCAATTGTATGATGACCGCACAACATACAAGAAGAAGATGCTTCATGCCAAACAACAATTTGAAGATACCAAGAATCCAGAATATCTGAATGATGTTTCACGTTATAACAACATTCAGATGGCAAGAAAGATTTCTTTGAATTCTGCTTATGGTGCAATTGGTAACGAATGGTTTCGGTATTATGATCTTGCAATTGCTGAAGGTGTGACTACGGCTGGTCAACTTTCTATTCGTTGGATTGAACAGAAACTGAACTTGTATTTGAATGAATTGCTCAAAACCGAAGATGAAGATTATGTGATTGCATCTGACACTGATTCGGTTTATATTTGTTTTGATAACTTAATCAATAAAGTCTTTGAGAATCCTTCTACTGACAAGGTAGTAAACTTTCTTGATACTGTTGCAAAAGAAAAGATTGAGCCTTACATTGACAAATGTTATCAAGAACTCAAAGAATACATGAACGCATTTGCACAGAAAATGCAAATGAAAAGAGAAGTGATTGCCGACAAAGGCATCTGGGTTGCAAAGAAACGCTACATTCTCAATGCATGGGATATTGAAGGTGTTCGTTATTCTGAACCACAACTTAAAATTATGGGCATTGAAGCAGTCAAATCTTCTACTCCTTATCCGTGTCGCCAAAAGATCAAGGAAGCACTGAAGGTGATCATGCAAGGTAATGAGAAACAAATCAATACCTTCATTCAAGATTTCCGAAAAGAATTCATGCAACTTTCTCCTGAAGAGATTGCATTTCCAAGATCAGTCAATGGTCTTGAAAAGTGGAGAGATCCATCATCAATCTTTCAGAAAGGTACGCCAATGCACTGCAAAGGCGCATTGGTCTATAACTATCTTCTCAGAAAACAAAAATTGATTTCCAAGTTTCCATTGATTCAGGAAGGTGAGAAGATTAAATTTCTAAACCTCAGAAAACCCAATCCATTACAATCTAATGTTATTTCTTTTATCAGCAAACTGCCAAAAGAATTGGAGATTTCATCATATATTGATTATGATCTTCAGTTTGAAAAGGCATTTGTAGAACCATTGATGTTCATTGTCCGACAGATCGGCTGGGACATTGATAGATCATATGGTACACAGGCAACACTTGAAGATTTTTTTGGATAACCTATGACCGAAAGACATATAAAAAAATTAATTTATTTGCAAGCAAAAAACTTGACAAATGCTATTCCTTATGATAGTATAGTTTATATTCATTGGAAAGGAAATTCTCCTATTGTTCTCCCTGATAAACAGAAAGGTTATGGAGTGATTACATCGGTTAGACTAGATTTGATTTTGAGCAGGCAGTTTCGGTTATTATGATTCTTAATAAAGAAGATTCTCTTTATGCCGCAAACATGATAATGAATTATTTCAAAAACTTTGAAAGAATTGATGATTACTTTCGCTTTAGAAAAGTTGAACGTGTCAAGAATATTCCAGTACCTCTACCTGGAATGAGCCTTGCTGATGATATGTTTCAATCATATGACATGCATCCAAATGACATGAATTTCAAAATTATGTCTTTAGAGAGTCAAGTTTTTTATACTATGTTAGAAATGGTTGCATCATTTTCTCCCGATAATGCTCCAGGCAGAGAAATGAAACTTGGTGTGAAAGAAACTAATACTGATACTATTGTAGGATTTATCAAGTTAGCTTCTCCAGTTATCAATTCTAAACCTAGAAATGATTATCTTGGCGGTGTGCCAAATCTAGAAATATTCAATCAACGTGCTATCATGGGTTTCAATATTGTTCCTGTTCAACCATTTGGATACAATTATCTTGGTGGTAAATTGATGGCAGCAATATGTTGTTCTCATGATGTTCGTAGAATGTTGAATGAAAAATATCAAACAGAATTATGTCTGTTTGAAACTACGTCTTTATACGGAAACATAAAAGGTGCGTCCATGTATGATGGTATGAAACCCTATCTCCGATACAAAGGTGACACACAATCAAATTTTCTGTTGACACTTGGAGAAGACATTTATTTTGAACTGAGAGATTGGTTTGAAAATAAAAATAATGGAGAGGTTCTGATTCATAAAGGCGCATCAAGCAGAAAATTGAAAATACAATCTAAAATGATAAACATTATCAAGAGCAGTTTGAAAAAACATGATAAAGTTCTTTATGATAAATTTTCTGAATCCATTGATAAGGCTGGGAAGGTTACCACCCAGAAAAGATTTTACATGAGCGAATATGGATATTCCAATGTAAAAGATGTTTTGTTGGGTAAAACAAATAACTTGACAAAAGCAGATAATTATGATAAATTTGAGCTTGAAAATGTCGTGACTTGGTGGAAGAGACTTGCCGAGAAACGATATTCCAAGATGATTGCAGAGAACAAGGTTCGTAAAGAACTGGAAATCTGGAATCAAAATACTATGAATAAGATTGACATTATTCGATAGTATTGCCTATATAAACTAGAGATATGATAATATATCTCAATTAACAATATCTGAATAGATACAAGGAGAAAATAATGATTATTAAATCATCTAAAAGATCAGAAGTAGCATCTGCTCTTGCTACACTAGAATTCGGTAAAACTTACAGTATTAAAGATATTATTAATACGATTAAACAAGTATGTAATCATAAAAACGACACAACAAATTCATTTAAAATGGTTTCTGGGAATTATGGTGGTGCAACATTTCCATTGGATGAATTGTATGTCGATATGACCTATCAACGAAGAATTCGTTTAACAAAAATTATCAACAAACTAAAAGCAATTGGTGGATTTGATAAAGATGTTGCCGGTGCAATTGACATTGCGTATAGACCTTGTTCCAATAAAAATTATGTTTGGGATGGTTTGCGTAGATGTATTATGGTAGGAATGTGTGATGGAGATAGAATCTCTGGTTCTTTTTATACCCACTCATCTAATCTGTATGAAGATGAATGTCGAAGAGCAGAAGCACGTTTTTTTAAAATTAGAAATGCAGATGGAGAAACAATGTCTTTTGAAGAAATCTTTAAATCAAGGGTTTCTTATGAAGAACCAACTGCTATCGCACAACTTAAATTGTTGAAAGAATGTGGTTTGGATGTAGAAGGACTTAATCCACAAGGAATTCAGTTGGGTGGGCTTCGTGCGTTTGACGAAATCTATAATAAAATTCCTAATGACATAATTATAAATGCATCTAAGATTTACACTTATGCATTTAATAATCAACCACAAGTTCTTGGATATGCACTTGCTGGACTTGCAACATTATTGAACATTGATGGATTTGAAGACCACTATGATTATGAAGATGTTCGTGATGCTCTCAGAGAATATGCAAAAAATAATAAACCAAACAGCATTACTAATCCTAGAATTAACTCTGCTGCTTTTAAATCTATTGCATATAATATTGCAACAAAAGTTTTGAAAGATAATAATGGACTAAAATTTTCATTACTTAATGATGAACAGGTGGAAGTTATGGAATCGTTTTAATGAATTTATTTGAAATTGGCAAAAAACAATCTTTACAGAAAACAGTTAGGGTGCTTGTGTACCCTAACATTACTTTTCAGAAAGATATAGAAAAAGATAGCTACATACAAGTCATCACTAATCAGATTAAAATTCTGAATGAAATTCGTGATGACTTGTGGTTCTATCTTATACTTCCTTGTCCAGTTTCATCTTTGAATTTTGATAATGTGACACAATGGTTTGTGGACTTGCCAACATATCCACAAACCATGCGTTCACATTTTGATGTTTTTAAAATTCAAAAGATGCTGAATAGTGAATATGATTTTGATGTTGTTATGTCTCACCTTCCAGAACACACTCATGCTTTGAAAAATG